ACCACTTGCCGCATGGCGGTATTGTCGTTCTCTTCGCTGTCGTGGAGTTCGGCTAGTGGGTCACAGACCAGTAGGTCTGCTTGGTTCTCCATGCAGTGGCGTTCTAGTTCTTCCATGGCTTGTGTGGTGTTTAGCTGCCCCGTGTGAGGGTCGCGGGCGAACAGTGTCCCTACATTGTATGGACCGCACCTGATGATGCGCTGCATAGCGCCCCCGTCAGCGGCCTGGGCTTTGATGGCGGCGGCGTAGCGGCGGCGCTGTTCGTCTTTGTCGTCCTCGACGTTGTAGTTAATGATGGTGAGTGGCGTTTCTGGCTTGAAGGCGCCGAAGGGTTTGCCTTGCGCCCCGGCTAGTGTCCAGCCAACCACCATAGACGATTTGCCCCCGGCGCCTTGTCCACTAAGAACTGTGACCGCCCCGCGCAGTAGGTAGCCTTGCACCAGCCAGGGACGCTTGGGTATCTCGCCTCCGGCAAAGGCGCCCTGGTCATGCCAGAGGGCTTTCTGGCCCTCTGTGGTGGCGCTAGGCGCCTGTGTGGCGGGCGCCTGGGGCTTCGGTGCTTCCAGCTTAATAATCCCCCGTGCTGCCCGGTCCAGCGTATATCTCACCTTCATCCTGAACTCGGCTTCCCCGCGCCCTGGCCGCGAGAAATCCACTTTGCTGGCGTACTGTGGCCAGCCTTCTGCCACCACTTCTTCTTCGGTGGGGATGCGCCCTAACTGTCGGTATAGGTCTGAGACTACCGCCAGAATGGTGTTCCGCATATACTGCTCGCGCCCATCGGTGATTTGGCCGGGCAGGCCTAGCGGCCCCGCTGCATGGGTTACAGGGCTTACGGAACCCGTGCCGTGGATCACATCCTGGCAGATCAGTTCCACCATCGATTCGGTCAGGCTGGGCAGGCCCAGGTCATCGACATGGGCATCCACGTCCCAAGAGTACTGGCGCCCCGACGCGTGGACCGAAGGGGGCGCGACGATGAAGCCACCATCGCCCCGGATGTCCATGCCTGGCAGGATGCCTTTTCTGGTGGGAACTTTCTTCCCAGGATGGGAAAAGAAGCGGTGACACCCGCCGCCCCCGGTTAGGGCAACGGGTCCGGCTCCGAGTCGGGGTAGGATGTCCTGTTCGGTAGCGGCGCCAATGTCGCCATCGAAATCCGCCACAGTGAGGTTACTGATGGCGCCGGTAACGATGCCGACCCCCATGGTGGGATCGGTAAACCAATCCTGAATCTCGGCTTCGGTGGCGCGACGGTTTTGGAATTGGTGCCAGGGAATGGCGGGGATTTTTTCGCCCCGTCTGACCGGCACCACGGACCACCCGCGCCGTAGGTAGTAAAGCGCCCATTCTTTTGCTGGCGCTGATAGGCTTGGTGCGGTCAGGCTCATGGCTGCTTCCCCGGATATTCGCTGTGTGGCGGGTACTCTTTGTCTTGTAGTGGGATGCACATTGTTTCCTCGTTCTTGCGAAAAGGCGGCGGTGTGACCCGCCGCCCTATTTATTATTCTTCCGCCTCTGGCTTTGCCTTGGCTTCTTTGGCCTGGCTGCACCAATCGTGCGGCTTCATCATGACCCAGCGGTAGCCGGAGTGTGATGGTGTCAGGCGACATTCACCGGATCGGCTGTCAGCGGGCACATACCACTGACAGTTCGCACAGGTGATGTCGCGCGGGTGCTTAACCCTCATCAGAACGGTAGGGGTTTAGCAGCTTGCGGCGTTGGCGGAGGTAGCGGAGCCGCGCTCTGGGCGACAGGCGCCGCCACAGAAGGCGCGATAGTCGGACCATTTGCACCCAATTCCGCTGGGCGCGGAACCCATTTAATGATTGCGAAGTTCGGGGAATAGTTAACGCCATGTTTACTCTTTTCCTCCGTGGCCCCGGTAAATTGTATCACCGGCAACATCCCCTGCTTTGATTCCGGTGCTGCTTCATAAGCGTCGTGCAACGCATCCAGGGCATTCGCCACTGAACTGGCGCTGCTGCTGAACTCGCGCACTATGCGGTTGCTATCCAGCAGTCGCATTACGAAGCCTTTCTTTGGCTTTGCTGCATTACCGCGCTCATCCATCCCGTAATCACCAACAGGGCACGGCGGGATCGGCTGTCCAATTGGAACTAGTGCGCGCACTGGCGGAATGCCCTTTTTGAACATCAGCCAGCCAACTTGAATGTTTTCCATATCCGCGACGAAGGCGGGCTGTTGGAATGAAACGTCTTGTTCCTGGGTTTCCCACATCCCATTCACTTCAACGCGTTCACTAAACTTCAACCTCCCGGCCTTGGCGTTGTATTCAACACGCGGCAAAAAAGACCCGCCACCACCGGAACCGTTATTGATGTTAAGACCTAAGCCCATGATAAACCTCTGTTTTCCATAAGAGTGCACCACATTTCAGCAGCGTGGCGCTTGCTGCTTACATCCCGTAAATCTCTTTCCGGGCTGCTTCTGCTGCGGGATCGGACCAGTAGAAACTATCTACATCCGGCACCAGCAAACTGATCAATTCATTCTTATCCGTCGAGATCGCCAGGAACCGGCGCAGCCGGTTGGCGATAGCTTGTAGATGCGCCCAGTGATCCGCCACCCCCTCAAGCTGATACACCGCCACCTTCTTCGGGCTGCAATACGCGAATCGGCAGATTTGGTTTGTATGGACAACGTACCCACTGCCCTGCCGGGCATGGCTACTGGAAATCTGACCCGGCACCCGCTCAGTGGTTTTCAAATCCAAGACCAGCCCGTGTTCCTGCCAGTAGAAGTCCAGATACCCCACCAGATCGGGCAGACCCTCGCCAAGCGGCTTGCTGATCTTGTGCTGGTGCTGGCCTTCTTCCGGCGCCGTCGGGACGCCATATTGGCGCAGTTCCGTGAGTGCCACCGGCACAGTGTCTTGTACCACTTTACGCTGGGCTTCCCGCCGGGGATCACTTGAGAGTGCTGTTAACCGGTCATATTCAGCCAGGGCGATAGCAATGCAATCATCCACCGGCTTTTCGGGATTGAATAGGCCAGCCGACACGCCTGCTTCAATGGCGGTGCCGCGATGGGCCGAAGCCCCCACCGGCAGGCGCCGCTTCAACAGGTAGGACATGGCCCAGGCGGCGGGCTGCGCCGCGTAGGTGTTCAGGCTGCTGGCGGATAAATGGCCAATGCCATGGGCGGCGAAGGGGTCTTGGGTCACGGGTTTGCCTCGATGATTAGGATGTAGCCCGGTTTCCCGCTGTACATCTTGGAAAGGTGTAGCTTGATGATCTGGCTATCGTCGTCCCAAAGGATGCCGTTGGCGGCATCCAGGACCAGCTTCGCCAGGTTGTCCAGATCGGGTTTGCCTGTGTGTTCCAGATCGCCCGCAAGCGCCGCTTCCTGCTTTTTCTTTGGCCAGGATTTGGGAATAGGCATCAGGACCATGACATCAACACAGACCGGCACGGAGCCAAAGGAATCATATGGGGAAATAAATGCCCTGATTGTTTCCTCTGCCTTCCGGGTCTTGGCTGGCGTATAGGCGCCGTGCTTGCCGAATCGGGGGCGCCCCTTGGCGACGGGTTCGATGGGGATGGTGATACAGGTCCGCATGATTAAACCCCCGCCAGCACAGTTCGGGAGGGGATATTGAAAGTGCTGGCGGAGGTACCGTCACCGTGACGGTTTAACCGGCAGACTGTCGCGGGTTCGTAGTAGTCGCGCCGGTCTGCCGGGCGCGCGATGGTTGGGAGGCTAGTTACCATCGCGCGCAGCCCTTTCGGGCAAATGTCCGTCCCGGCGTCCGGTACAGATATGTGCCCAAATCTGGTTTGGCGTTACCTCATCGGTAGCGCACATTTCAATAACAGGTATCAGCCGCACGATAGGCGGCGCAATACCCCCGTATTCACCGCGATAGGTCAGCCAGATCAGCCATCGGCTGGCGGTAGCGGTTGATACGCCAGCCTCTTCGGCCAGATCGCGTAGCGTGTAGCCGTTCTGCTGAAGCAGCTTTCGGTAGGGTAGGTGATCCATGACCCAAACCCTATGCGTGAAAAAAATTCGTGTCAAGCGCATTTTTTCCCTTGACGTTATTTTCTGCGTGGGTTTATCGTCATGTCAGGCAATCAAGCCGCAAGGGGAACTATCATGCAATACTTGAAACATCGCTCCGCCGCCTGGTGGATACTGGCAATCTTGCAGGGCCTTGGCTTCGCCGCCTTCCTGCTGCTGTTGATCATCTTGTTTGCGATGGCTGGCGCATGAGCGACGCCAAGGCGGAACGCATTTCCGCAATCTCTGAAAAAATAAAGCAGTCGTTCTATGAACTCGGTAATGGCGAAACCCCTGGGGATGTGATGTTCGCCGCCACCATGGCGCTAGCCTACTTTATTTATAATGTCACCAACCGGGGCACAGAGAACAGCGTGGCGAAAAGGTCTGCCGAATTGCTGGTGGATGCGGTGTCCCACATAGTTAAGGAGGATTTGAATTGATCGACCTAGAAGCCCTGCGCGCCAAGCTGCTGATAGCGGAGAACGAACTGATCCGCATTCAGTATGCGGATGATTTCTGTTTCTCGAATGGCGCCTATGACAGTCTTGCCAAGGTGCGGGATGAGTTGAAGTGGGAACTGATGGAAGCGGAAGCCGCCGCCCGCCAGAAGGCAGCGGGCATTGCGACGGCCAGCGGGGAACCTGGCCCATGAACACCGTCCGCGTGTCCATCAAAATGACCAGCAACATCCCTTCGCAAACTGATCTGTTTGTTGAGGTGGATGATATCAGCCAACCAGCCTGGCGTCCACTCGCCGCCTTCGCGAGCATAAAGGCGGCGGCGAAGTGGCTACAGGAAGAAGGCTACAGGTACGTCGTTGGAACAAATGGAGTTTATAGTCGTGACGCCTCAACAAAGGGAAAGAATGCGCCTGCTGAATACCGCGATGATATTGGCGGAAGAAGGATTAATGAAGCGGGCTTTGATCAAAGCCAACAACAAGCCGCTGGAGTTCGACGCCTTGCGGTCAAACTGGGACGTATGGGTGCGACTCTCCGACCAGGACCGGGTTCTGTGGCAAGCAATCAGCGCAGTGAAAAACCAAATTAAGGGGACATGGACAGATGAAGATTCAGATCAGTGATGATAGGCCAATTCCGCCACCAGCGAAGCGGGGCAGACCGAAGGGGTCTAGCAAGTATCCAGCGGCCAAGCTGTCGGTGGGACAAAGCTTCCGCATTTCAGCAGACGCGGTGAAACCGGCATCTGTTTTCTCAATGGTGTCGCGCTTTAACCGCGCCCTGGCGCCAAAGAAATTTACAGTTCGCAGCACCCCGCGCGGGTGTACGGTTTGGAGGGTGGAGTAATGAGAGACACAAATAACGCAGAGGTAAGTGCGTTTTATCTGTCATTTTTGGCAGCGGGTATGCGTGAAGGTGCTGATCTTCTGCGTTCCATTGCTAAGGAGCGAGATATGCTGCGGGCGGCGCTTCGTGACATAGCCCGTCAACCAGAAGGCGATGAAGAAAGCGCACAGGCTGTTGCCCGCGCTGCGCTGGGAGAAAAGCAATGAGCGACATTGTTGTACGGCTGCGGTTCTGGGGAGACTCATATCATCTGCACAAGGAATCCGCCGACGAAATCGAAAAGCTGCGGGCGGCGCTGAAGGACATGGCGAAACATATCTGGCGTGGGGATTGGGATAAGCTTGATCCTGAGACACGCGCTTTGCTGGGAGAAAAAGAATGAGCGAAGACCATATCGGCGTGCAAATAAATGGCGTCCTGTATGTAAAATTTGAGGATGTTAAGACGCTGCGCGAGGGCTGGGATAAAGCTGATGCGGAAAACGAAAAGCTGCGGGAGGCGGCGCTTGATGCGCTTGCGGGCTTGGTTGCTGCTCACTCTCTGTTAAAGAGAGGCGGAAAGAAAGCGGCCCCATCTGATAAAATGTTTGAGCAGATGCTTTGTGATTATGGTGCAACGATCACACGCGTTCGCGCGGCGCTGAGAGAAAAGGAATGAGCGACATTTTGGAACGGCTGCAAAATATGTTCTTTCGGTTTGGGACGGAAAGCCCAGACGATGCCGCCAACAGGCGGATACAAACCGCAAAGGACGCCGCCACTGAAATTGAAAAGCTGCGGGTGGCGCTGAAGCAAGCCGAGCGAGAGCGTAATCACCAGCACGGCAGGGCGGATAGAAACGCGGCGCAATACGCGGCGGAACAGGCCAAGCGCGAGCAGTCACAGGCCGAGAACGAAAAGCTGCGGGCGGAACGGGATGCGCTGCGAGAAGCGTTGAGGATGGCAAAAGATTTATATTTGCATGGCAGCACGACAAGCGCGTTTATCGAAATATGTGCAGCGCTGGGAGAAAAGGAATGACCAAACCCCGCGCCCCTTTACGCTACGGACCTGGCCGCGCCATTCACCCGGAAGTGAGAAGGGCGCGGGAAGCATACATTGGTGAAGCCCTGCAACGCGGCGAAACCTTCCACCAGATCAGCGCGCATTTTGAGGTGGATACCGAGACAGTGAAACGATGGTGGAATAAGACAAACTTTTCCACCAAGTATGAGAACGTCTTCGATAAACAGCGAAAATGCCTGTCATGCGGAGAAATGTTCTGGTCAGAAGGCCCGCACAATAGACGCTGCATAAGGTGCAAAAGCCACCGGCCAGCAGACACACCATACGAACCTGGCGGATATGGCAACAGTGGCCACAAAAAAGAACCCCGGCGCTAGGCCGAGGTTTGAGTTTATCGCAAGAGGAAACTACCCTGCCGGGGGGAGATACCCGGCAAGCACAATATAATTACTTCTTGCGCGATTTACCAGCCTCAGAAAGCGCAATAGCCATAGCTTGCTTTTCGGATTTCACTACCGGGCCTTTCTTGCTGCCAGAGTGTAGCTTGCCTGCGCCGTACTCGCGCATCACCTTGGAAATCTTCTTGTCAGCCTTAGTTGGTTTCATTTCTTTGCCCCTTTAATGGCTTCGGCTTCCACCTCATCGACACGGCGAAGCCAGCCCCTGCCGAATGTGACATAGATTGCCAGCCCTTTGTAGTATTCTCGCCTGGCGTCAGAATACTGGCGAATTACAGATAGTGGGTTTTGCTTCGCCACTGCTGCCAAAGTTTGCGGCCCGATTCCTCCATCTGGCGTACTGCCGACAATCGCCTGAAGAATTTTGACAGCGCGACCAGGCCCTGCATTAACGGCCATATCAAACACACATAGATCAACGCCAGTAGGTAACCTATCGCCAGCAATACGGTCCCAGTAAAGGCGCCGATATATTTCTTGAAGGTCTGCATCTGATATGTTCCTCAATTCGTCTTTGGTTGCGGGGCGTTTCAGCCAATCAGAATAGGTTTTCAGGGTGACGCCTTTCATAGTTGCGCCGCCTGGATCATCCTTGTGATCGGACCAATCTCCTTCGTGGTGTAGCACCACCTTTAAGGCTTTCTCAAAATTATCTTCCATTTTGGCCACCTTTAATAATTTCGTCTTTTGCTTTGGACCCAGCGCTGGAACCAAAATAATAAGCAACCACGCCACCCCAAGCTGTTCCAAGGGTGCCGAGCATCACCAGCATAGCCTCAGAGCCACCATTCTGTGGCAGACCATACATCAGCATATAAAATAGGACGCCAAAATACCCTGCACTGATAAAACCAGCCAACAGTTTCGGCGTCAAATCTTTCGTTTTGATTTCTCGGTTACGCGCAGAATTACGGTCATCATTGGCGATGCGCTCTAAATCGATGTCCAGTTTACGCATCTGAACGCTAAATTCTTGTTCAGCCTTCTTCAGCGCCAGCAACTGATCCGGCGTAGCCATAGCAGCGGCTGCAAGTAATTCTGTTTCGGAGCCTTCAGGTTTGCCTAGCAAAGCCTCCGAAATGGCTTTGGTTGCCATACCCGCCAGCGGACCGCCAACAGCGCTGGCGATGCTAGGGGCTACCGTCCTGACTAGATCAAGAAGTTTATCCATATTATCGCTCCAACATAAAATTAAGATTTGGATGGCGGGGATAGGTAACAGTGCGCTCACCTTCCGGGCATTTATACTTGATAGTGGCAAGCAAAGTGGCGCGGCCCTGGGCAATAGGTTCCGTATCGGAAATCGTCAGTAGATAAGTGAACGTATCAATCTCTGGCCCGGCTGGACCCGTGAATCTGGTCATGCTTGGCGTCGCTTGGTGGATCATCCCAGCACCATCGCGCACCGTCACTTCAAACCCTTCGACAGAGCAATCATCCCGTTTCTTGACCCGCGCTACTGTCACGGTCACCGGCTGGCCAATCTTTGCTGGTTCAATGCGAAAGTGTTCCGGTGCCCAAGCGATAATTTCATTTCGAAACCAACCAAATTTTTCGCCAGCCGTGTACCCGCCGACAGCCAAGGCAAAGCTGGCGGTAGCAAACTGTACGATGGGAGTTAATTTAGGTAACTCCATTTATTCCTCGTCTGTGTCTTCGGGCTTAATCCAGAGTTCTGAATAGGCTTGATCAGATAGCCCCCGTAGTACCGCATGGGAGTAGGGGACTGCTGCATACTTGTAGCCGGATGGCGTTTCCCATGTCACCATAATTGCCACCGCTCCATCCGCCAGGGCGGTTGCGATCATCTGCTGGGCCGCTTCGGCGAAGGACACCTCGTGGTGTTCCCCTGGCGCATCCGAATCGACGATCTTGATACGGCGCATGGTTTACCCCCTCCCGGCTTTCATCCGTACACGCCCGCAAATCACCTGGCCCCGGAACCACGCGGCGCCATCCACTACCTCGCAAGTCTCTGGCGGTGCCAGGGCGCCATCGCGCCAAGTTAGGACTACGAAGCCCTGCTGTTGGTGTCCTGGGATGCCCAATCTATAATTGAACTGTGGCCAATTAGGATCGCCCAGCATCCCCGTTTGAACGCCATAGATGCGCTTAGACCAGTGGTTCAGGGGGCGCACATCCAGGGCATGGGTGTCGCCGGATATAATGGTTCTGCCGCTGCGGCTGGCATTGTTATATCCCGCGTGGATTCCGCCGTGGTAGCGGTGGACAAAAGAAACGTCCCCCACATCCAAGCGATATGTCATTGGCCAATCCACGAATTGATCTTGCAAGCTGAAGGCGCCCATCCCTTCAAAGGCAGCAGCATGGGCCGCTAAATACTTGTCATATCTATCGTCGTGGTTCCCGCGTATCCAGTAACAGGTGGGATCGCCAGCGGCTTCCCTTAACTCCCGTAAGTGGGTCTGACCGGCAGCGAGTTCCTCCGCCACATTGGGCTTCTGGTTGTCGGACCACATCAGCGGCGGATGGCGAGAGACAGACCCCATATCCAGCGCATCGCCATTACAAAACAAAAAGCCCGGCTGTATGTGCCGGGCTAGAATCAAAAGGGCTTCATGTGACAAGCTGCGCGGTTGCGATAATGACCGCCAATGGCAGTCAGAGAAAACTATTCCCACACCGTCCTTGATGGCGGGAACCTCCATCACCAGGGCGCTATTGTGTTCCTCAGTCTCAGACCACGGCTTGCTGATCGGCTCGCGCGCTAGGCTGCGGGCTGAACTTCTAATGTCCGGTTTATTGTACAACTGCATGGCGCGCTGGTATCGGTTACGCATTGTCTCATACGGTAACCCCTTTGCTTTCGCAGCTACCATAACGGAACCATGCTCCGCTACCGCTTCATAAGCCGCCTTGATGGCGGCGCGGTCAGTCTTGGCTACCATGATGGTCCTATTGCAAGAGGCTTTCTTGCGGATTTACCAATGGATTGAGGGGGGGCTGTAGCATCGCCCCACCAGCACCAGCCACGTTTTGCCCAAGCGCCTGCATCGCAGGACCGCGTGGTGCCACCATCGCCCGCTGGAAGGCTTGGCGGGCTGCTGGGGTATAGGCGCCATACAAGCCAGCGAGAGCCATAAGCGTGGGGATTGGATAACTGAACCCCGCGCCACCAGTAAGGGCGCCACCCACGGCTTGGCGTGTTGCTGTCCCAGAGTCATTGACAGTTGGCGGCAATACACCACGCGCACGATCTGACAGGTCTTGCATTAGTGCTTCGCCACGGGCGAAACGTCCACGGTTTACAGACGCATCGCCAGCCCGGACGGCAGCGGAAAGTTGCGCTGGACTAAACACCCCCTCAACCGCGCCTGGGCTTGCAGCGGCACGGTTCACCCGCATGAAGTTGGCGTAAGCTTCATCAGCCTTTTTAAGATCGGGCGCCAAGTTCGGATTGGTGCGTTCAAACCAATCCTGCATGGCGCTACGCACTTTCTTGAATGCGTCACCCAAGCTACGTTCAGAAGCCATGGCGGAGCCGCTGTAGCTTTCGCCAAGCTTCCGCATATCGCTCACGATGTTTTTGTATTGATCCGCTGTAAGTTGCCCGCTTTGCAGTTGGCTGATCAACTTATCATCCAACTCGCGGCGCAAAAGCCCTGACATTTCCGGCGTCAGATTGGTTCGCATCACATTCGCCAGATCGCGCCCTAACTCTTGGTCAGGCGCTAAAGGCGAAGCGCGAGAAATGATGTCATCATACCTGTTGGAAATGATACCACCAACAGTGTCAATCAATTCACGACCAACCGGGCCAGAAACGATCTTTTGCCCAATCGGCTCTAGCGCCCGATTGGCAGCAGCCGTGTTGAATGATTCAACAGACTCACGCATGGCGCCCGCAATACGCGGGCCAAGCACCGGAACAGAAGTCAGCGCGCTTTCAATAGAACGGGGAATGCCCCCCATTACCTGGCCGGGCGTCATTTGAACGCCTTCAGCCGCCAACTCTTGAACCCCAGCCGGAAGCTTCGGCGCAATGGCGCGACCAAGCGCATAACCAAGAGGACCGCCAATAGCGCCAAGCATGGCGCTCGTGCCGACCTGTTGCGGCTTTTGCTCCGCGAACTCGCCAGAAGTTACCGGCTCCGCAAGACCAAGCGCCGCACCTTGCAAACCACCAACCCCAATAGAGCCAGCCAAAGATTGCGGATTGCGGGTGGCTAAAGCCAAAGCCGTAGCAGGAACCAAACTGCCCGCCATACGGGGGAGATCGACACCTGTATCACCAGCAGCCACGCGAGACTGTTGGTAAGCCCGCTCCCGCGCCACTGTCTGCTGTTGGATGTCTTCTGGCGTTGCTGGCGTCATACCAAGCGCGCGAGTAATCGGGCCAATAACCGGCGCCCTGTTCACCGCACCAGTAGCCGCATTAACCGCTTCAACAACACCACGCGGCAACATTTGCGTAAGTGCCTGTGCGCCCCCTTGGATCGGATCGAAGGCCCCTTGGGCGATAGAACCCATGGCGGTTGAAGGTTCTGCGCCGCCAGCCTGCATCCGCCTGATGGCGGACGCCATGGCGTCTGGCGACATACCTTCTGGAAATTCGATCTCTTGGCCGGAAGGAAGCGTGACGATGGGCATGGTTATTCAACCCTTCCGGTTGCGGGATTGTAGCGAAGGCGTTGTTGTGGTTGAGGACTAGGTTCCTGCAAAACTGGTGAAGGCCTTCCTTGGGCGGCTGCAAGTCCTTTTTCTCTAGCAGCTTCAGCAATCATCCGTAATTCATCAAGTGCTTTGCGTAAATCTGACGGAGAAAGACCAGCCTTGATTCTGGCAATCGCAGCTTGGGCAATTTCACCTTCACGGTTACTAACCGCGCCCGCTCCTCTAAGAGAATCAAACGCTTGTAAAAATGCTACGCCCTGCAATTGTTCCAAACGTCGCCCGAAATCATAAGCTGATGTACCGGGAATATTTTGCAGCGGCGACAAAACACCAGATGCCGTACTAAATGCTGGATGATTTAGAACCTCATTAATTTGGGAAATACTTCTATTTGAAGTTGATATAATTTCAGGGGCTTTTGCAATATCAATCCCTTGGGCTTGGCCCACTCGTTCTTCGCGTTCCCGTCCTGCGGTATCACGTGGAACCACCCCCATTGGGGTGCCAGTACGCCCACCAAGAATACCTGTTCCTGTCCCCATATCAACCGTACGAATACCCTCCGCGACCCGCGCACCCGGCGGAAGTTGACCGCGCCGCAATTCACCCGTTTGTGTCGGGAAGTACGGCACCACAACACGCTCGCCATTAGGCCCAGGTTCTTCCACCATCACCGGCTGCAAACCAACCCGCGTGGGGTTCGCCCGTTCAGCCAGAATACGCCAGCCAATCTCTGGCGGAAGCGAAGCCAACAAGCGGCGTTCTTCAGCAGAAATCGGACGGAGTGGCGGCGCACCAGAAGTAGGTTGCCCGGCTGGGGCTGGCTGCGCCTGAGTGGGAGCCGCTTGGGCACTGGTTGGTTGCGCTTGTGCCTGGGCACCCCGCAAGCCCATCCAGCGGCTAACAGGCGTCCCCAGAACATCGCGCCTATCTTCGCCACGCTCAATAAGCGCCTGAACCCCGCCAGGACCACCGAGCCAAGCGCCTTGCAAAAGAGCCTCTGGCGTCACTTCGTTGCCACCAACATTACGCCCAATTGCACTCGGAAGCCCCATGGAAGTCATGCGGCCAGCCTGAACTTGCATCGCCAATTCAGCAGCACGACGCTGGGCGTCTGGGTTTTCCAAGAAGTCACGCAATGTACGGACATTCTCAAAACCGGGGATGTTGAAGGTGCCACCCCATTGCCCATTCCATTCACCCCGGCGACTGATTTCGCCAGGAGCGGGGCGATAGACACCAGCATCAGCAGCCAAAGGCGCACCAATCTGATATTGCCCCGCATAGCCCTGAGAATTGACGACACCAGGACCACGGGCTTCGGCTCGGCCAAGAACATCCAGCGCGCGACCAATCGCAGCACGGCTAAACGGCCCATTGGTTTCGTCAGCAGATGCAGGCGCCCGTACCGGCGCAGCAGACGGAGCCGCCGCCCCTGCGGCGGCTGCTGCCGCTGCCGCGCTGGTCGGCTCGCCACCAGAAGCAAACCGGCTCACAGCCTCTTGATAGCGCCGCTGGTTTTGCTGCTGTTGCAACATATTAGTGACGGGCATCACGCTCTGAAGCGCCCCGCCCCGCTGGCCAGCCAAGGCAGCAAAAGCGTCCTGCATGGCGGCAATGCCTAAAAGGCGCCTTTGGTCCGGGGAAAGATCAGCATAAGGACTCTGATCCGGCACCGGATCACCCCCGCTTGTCGGTTCCCCGCCACCAAAAAGACGCGATAGAAATTCAGACATTGCGCGGCTCCTTACCGGAACAGGAGATTAAAGGCATTAGCCAAGCCGCCAGCAGCCTGACCAATGGTGCCAACTTGCTGCAAGAAGGAAGGCGTGGTTTCCGTCGTGGTGGTCTGCCCCATTGGAGCCATCCCAAGCGCACTCTGCCGAATCCGCAACTGCTCCACCGGATACTGCCATTGGCGCAGGAAGTCCTCATAAGCCTGACTCATATTCGCCTGGGTCAACCCGCGCTGCTGTTCGCCAGATTGGAACATAGCCTGCGCGCCGGTAAGTCCCGCCGTCTGGCCAAGGGCGCCAAGGGCGCCAAGTTGCTGGGCAGCGGCGAGAGCCTGCTGATTGCCCTGCAACCCGTAACCAATGTCACGGCCAGCCATTTCGCCCGCCTGCTGGAAGCCCTGGGAACGCAATTGCGCGGCAGTGCGGGCCGCTTGCTCCATCGCCGCCCGGTTAGTCTCGGCCTCCGCCACACCCTGGCGAGAACCACCAAACGCCCGCGCCCTCACTGCCTGCGCGGCGGTTTGTTGGTTTGCCATCTGACGGGAACGATCAATATCCGCCAGCGTGGTGTCGATCACCTGTTGCGTG